TTTGTATTTATTTGATTCTGGACATCTTGGAGGGCTTGAGTTTTTTCTGGAACTCCTTGGGTTTGTTCGGCGGTAAGTTGTGCCGCACCACGACCAGTCAAAGAAGGTAATTCACCTTGAATCTGTGCCATCAAATCCTCATATTGTTTGCTTTCAGGAGTTTCTTTTGGAGTCATTAAATCAATATATTTCTGAAGTGCAGCAGAATCAGCTGTCGCTCCGGCCACTAATGCTCCAATATTAGTTCCCGATGTAGAAATTGGAGGTGGAACATTTATAGGCGTATTGGTCGCTCCCGATAATTGCTCGGCCGTGATAGTTACTTGTCCTGTTTGAGGACTCAAAGTTCCTCCAAGTCCTCTTAATAAATCATTAAGTCCTTGCTGAATTGAGGCAACGGTTGGAGGAGCATTTGGAACTGTGGGAGTAACAGGAATTACTGGCGCGGCAGGTGCAACAGGAGCAGTATAGGGAGCATAAGTGCTTCCTGGTATATTCAAATCTCTGGAGTATTGTTTTCCAGTTACTGGGTCTTTAATTATATCTAAATTCGGCATATTATTTTGCTTTCAATAAAGCTGTTTTTAAACTGACTAATTCGGCCTTTTCTTTTTGAAGTTTAACAATTCCTTCTTCTAATTCGGCGATCAGTTTGTCCTTATGTAAAATATCTGCTTCCAAAAAAGCAAGATTAACCGTTTTGGTTTCTTCCACGGTTTCAATAATCTGATAGTTGCCTTCGTCAAGTTTTGTATATGTTGTCATATTTTTATTTAAGTATTAAGTGGTTGATTTGAAAAATAAATCTTTATATATGAAATTTTGGGGGCGGCGCCACTGCCAGAACCAGTTGCCCACGACACTATTGGTTTAATCGCTTTGAACAAGGGAAATGATATACCACTGGTGTCCACATCTCTGTAAAGTATCTGTGTTCCCGCAGTGATAGTCGTAAGAGCATCCAATACTGTTTTAGTTGATGTTCCATAATCAAAATCCAACGAGAACGTCATCGCCCTTCCTCCCGAAGCCGAACCGTGAAATCCAACTTCCACATAATCAACCTTGCCTTGCGTATAAAGCGGAAATAGTGGATCGGCTACCAAACCCCTCCAACCCGAAGATGCGTGAAAGGTAGTTGCCTGTTTAAATACTTCGTTATTCGCTCCAGAACCTGTGGAAGCGTAAATCTCAATCCCATTAAGGGCTTTGAGAAATCCATTTGTCGTGCTTGCTCCCTGTGTTATTTTATTTACTCTTGCTGGATAGTCCGGATAGGGTGAACCATAGGAATAGATGACTCCTCCAGAGTTCCAAACCAGCATATTATTCACTATATCGTAACCCCCATATTTGGGAGCTTCTTCTGAAAAATTGAATTTGGGAACAAATCTTCCTCCTTCAAATATCTGAAGTTTGCTTCGGTATCCGACATTGGCGAATTCCGCCACTCGTCCAGTAGTAAAACATCCTACGACTCCGCCAAAATTAAATCCACAGGTTACTTCATTGTCGTCAAGATGATATTTATAGTCGGCGGAAGAAGCTGAATAATCCCAAAAATAAGCGACAGTATCGCCCTTGTCAGATAGAGAACCGCCCGTGCGTATTTTATAGGCAAATATGACAAGATGCTCACCATATTTGGCAAACGACCTTATGACATAATTTCTCGGAATAATTGTTGTAAAAGATGTGATTGCTCCCGCATCAGAAACTTGCCATAGTTTTGCCAAAGTTCCCGAAGTGGCGAGGTCTGCTATGTAAAGTTTTTGGTCATCCCCGACAATCATCGGATGGGGAACACTTTTATTTAATACCGCTCCGCCTGAAGCGGTAGAAAACCAATCGTCATTGAAAGTGGAATTATCCGCCGCCGGAGCAATATCAACCTGTCCCACATCACCATCAGTATTGTCATTATAAGAATAAAAAACATATTCCACTCCACTTATATTGAAAGTGATTATATCCTCCCCTACGGGAGTTGTATGAGTAGAGTGCGCGCCTTGCGCTTCAATCGTATAAGGAAACGGAGCGGTTACAGAAATCGTATAAGGAGTTACTAAACTATCTATTCTATGAATTTTTGCTCCTGCTTCAATAAGCCAAGCGGCGGGGTTAGTTCCAGTTCTTTCAACAGTTGCGGCGCTGATTGTCGCCGCTATTTGAGATGCGGCATTCGTTAAAGCCGTTCCCAAGAGTCCGGGTTGTAAAGCTCCTAAAGCATTAAGATATGGATTAACCGCTTTCAGATATTCCGCACCAGTTCCTGCTTTCTGATAGTTGATTGTTGATGCCGTTCCATAACCCGAAGCCAAACCAAAAAAATCATCCTGTGAATATACTATTATTCCTCCTGAAGTTGTTTGTTGTATTTGCAAATTTTTATTTCAAATTTTATTTGACTTGAATAACATTAAAATAACAATAACTTTTAGTTCCACTTATATTGCTTGCCACTCCCGAATTATGATAACTGTGTATTTCCACATAATCGCCAATTACTAAGTCAAGAATATGAGATACAGATGGAGTTACAAATAAAGACGCGACAGAACTTTGAATAGCTCCTCTCGTTATTTCTGTGGTATTTTTATAAAGTAAAATCTGATACATTTTATCTGCAGTTGTACTACTAAAAAGAATAGAAGAAGAAACAAGATATTTTCCTGTTGTTAAAATAGTAAATCTATTATTAGTGGAATCCCAAGTTACTCCATTAGCATAATCATTTGTTTCCCAAACAACATTAGTATCTGTTGTGTCTGGAATTGATTGAATTGAAGTTTTATGAGAACTACCAATCGCAATCGGTGATTTTGATAAACTTTTATAATTTAATCTCTCACCATCAAAGAAATGTTCGTGGCGTTTGAAAATCGCCAACTCGGCTCTTAAATCGTCAATTTGTTTTTGTAAATCAATCTCTGCCATCTTATTATTTATTATTTCCCCATTGTGGTATTAGACGAGGTTCATTGACCTTCAAAAATGTATGATTCCCTGATTGTGTTCCGCTTGTATTTAGAGGAGTCAAAACTCCTGAATTTCCTATAACCCCCGAAGCATTTACCGCCAGAGAAGCAACCGTAAAAGCATCATCAGTCATCTTGTTGGCGAGGACGATATATTCAATCCCCGATGTATCAACCGAAAGTCCCGTTGGCAATGCCCCAGTAGTTTCAAAGATTATTATATCTCCGGGAACAAGATTATGAGCCGTAGCGGAAAATATCGCTGGAGAGGCGACTGTAACGGTTACTGTGGTCCAAGGTCTTCTAAATAATGTGGGAGTCATAATTTTATTTATTAGTTATTAAAATATTTAATCCAGTAATCTCTATTATGATTTGTTTTTCTATGGCATTTACTACAAAGTGTAACCATTTATTTAAAAATTTCTTCTATCCATTTACTTATAAAATCCCACCAATGATGTCTGACTATTTTTTCAAGATGATATCTTTTGACACGCTCAAAATTATAATTCCAATCCAAAAACTTAATTGTTGAATCGTACGAATCAAAGATTTTCCAGTATTTACCATCATCATATCCAAAAATCAGACACCAATGATTATCCTCTGCTCCCGTAGGTTTCACATAAAGTCCGCCATCTTTTTCCCACGCACAAACGGCACAACCCAAAGGCGAGTATTGCAGAGCATCTTTAAGACAATTTATTTTATTTTCTCGTTGAGAATCCCGCCATAACCACTCGTGTCCGATGCGATATTCCTCTAAAAATTTCCTGCCAAATTCTTTCATCAGCCAAGGGATAGGATTAGGAGAATAGTATTCTTCCAAAGTATCCGCATCATTCATCGGCAGGACGACATCATTAAGCAATCCGCAATCCTTTCTTATGGTTTCAATCACTTTTTGCGGGGAATTACCGCCTAAAGCAGGATTTGTGCCGGCACAGATTCCGACATATCTTTCGCTCCAGTTTCTTTCTTCGCCGAATAATCTTTTGAAAAGGGTTTCTAAACAATTAAGAGTGCCGAAACTGGTACAATTAAAAGTTTCGTATTTCTCATTCCTTTGGATTTCAATTTCAGGAAGAAACAAATCCCATTGGCCATCTTCACGCAAAACTTCAGTTGGCAAGTTTAATCCGCCTAATATGTAATCAGAATCTTGAATTTCGTCAGCAATATATCCGTATTGTTTTATTTCATCTGGCATTTTGTTTGAGCAATAACTTAATATCGCTCTTAATCTCTTTTAAGTCGTCTTTTATGCCAATACCGTCTGCCTCTAATTTAGCGGTTCTTTCTTTTGTGGCGCTTATTTCCACATTCACAACTCCGATTTTGTCATCTGTGCGATATGTTTGAACCATAAAACCGCCTATGCCGGCAATAATAATTCCCATACCGATACCTACAATTTCTATTAAATTGATTTGTCCGGATTGATTGCGAAACATAGGTCAAAATCCTTTTTTGGTAATTGCCTGTGCCCATAGACCCACTCTTGTTGAAGTCGCCATCGTGCTTGAAAAACTGATTCTCATATATTTTGAGTTTATGTTTGTAACGGCAACGCCAAGAGTTGATGTCGCGATTACTCCTGAGTTCCAAGAAGCGCAGTTGGAAGCCAAAGGAAACCAACTAACTTGGTCATCGGAAAAGTCATAACAATAAACAAGGTCTAATGGAGTGTTGGAAATAAAAGCCCCAGTAGTGGCAGGGGTTGAAGATGCGCCATTAACCGTCAGGAAGTTGAAGTTCACTTGGTCTGAACTATCAGAAGCAAACGCGTAAGTTGAACTTGCCGTTCCGACTAATATCAAATTAGTTTCCGATGTGGTCGCCACCGCGTGGCTGTAATAAGGCGTAGCATCAACCGTCAGATATTGCTTGACGTTGTTAAACGGCCCGCCCGCTCCTAATGCTTCAGGTTTGTTGTAATACGAAAACAGTGAGGCGAAAACGACCGTAATCGCCACACAAACTATCGTTATATAATCTCTTTTCATTTTTTTTACTTTTAATTTATAAAGCCGAACGTCTTGCCCTTATCACAAGTAAGGGCAAAGATTTGGTTTTATCTTGTGAACCGAACTTTGAAGTTACCGCCAAAGGTGTTGCTATCTCCGGCAACTCCATCTTGCTCGTTGCCACCCTTGCCTATGTATTTATAGTTCTGGTTATCAGTCGCCGCGCAGAGGAAATATTCCTTCGGGCCGATTCTCGCTCTTGCGGTTGAACCGCCACTAACTGGGAAGGAGTTGGCCTCATTATTGACCATTGTCCAAAAATAAGTGGAGGTAGCTATGGTGCCGGATGTAAGAATATCGGTAACAGGAACGCCATAAGCCGAATTGGATACGCCGCAATGAATCTTAATGGTTGAAGTCGCAAGACCCGTTTGAATTAACTCAACCAAGTCAATAGTTGAAGTGGCCGGCATAGGACTTATGAACGAAACGAAAGTCGTAGTAGCGTTCTTGAAATCCGCTCTTGCCACATAAGTATTGAGTTCATTGATGCTGAATTCAGGCCCGACAGTCCAAGGACTCGTCATTGAACCCAAAGGATTTTGAATCACTTGAGTTATGGTCTTGCCGTTGAAGAACGCGACAATGGAAATCACAGCCACTATGGCGACAACTACCCATAGAATCTTTGTGTTGTTTATCATAGTGCCGCAATTCTCCTTTCCAACTCTTCGTCTTTCTTCTGGGCTTCGTAAGCCGCCGGAGTTGATAACTTCTGCGCCGCGAATAATGCCCTAAGAGCTTGTATTGCCTCTGATTCAACTGGAGCAACTGGAGCAACTGGAGCAACCGGCTCAACTGGTTTAACTTTAACCACTTTCTCTTTTTTTATTTTTGTCATTTTTTTGAGATTAACCTTTTTGGGGAATCACGGAGTAGAAGCAGTAGTGGCCACTTCCACCCCTTGAATCCCCAAAAAAGTGTGGTTAATAAATTAAACGATTGTTATCGCGACAAGTAGATTTACTTTGGTCGCCCATGCTTTCGCGCCGATGTTCATCCAGACCGAAAGCTCACGACCTGTCTTTAAGGTTACTTTCTTCTCGTCTACATGGACTCCGCCCGGGCAGGCATAGGTAGCTACATTCTTAACGCCACCCAGTCTCTTGCCGGAGTTTGTCCATGTCTTCGTACCTGAAGCTGTCGTAGTGGTTGCGTCAACGAAGGTGCTATCTCTAACCACATAGATTTCAACATTGCCTTGAGTGCTAACAAGTCCATTTCTCAATGCTGAATCAGCGAAGGTAAATCCAGAAGCCATCTGGGACTCTAAAATACCAACGAGGTCAGAATTTTCAACAACCAAGAAAAGTTGTGAAAACGCTGATGAGTAACCAGCAACCTTTGAGATAAGGGTCGCAAGAATCTTCGTCCAGTTAGCCGCGGTCGTAAATCCGCCTACTGGAGTGTTAAACGAACTGCCAGCGTTTGCCAAAACTTCATTCAAGACATACGCGTCAGCTCTTACTGCAACCGCGTAGCTTAATTCATCAACAGACGAAGCCCACAAGGCGACTCTCGTCAGTGATTCTTCAAATTCGTAAATATGCTCTCCGTAAGTAACCTGTTCGGTTACGGTCAACGTGTCGTCAGTTGTCGTAAAAGCTGTAACCGCATAAGTACCAGCCATCGTCGCCACTGTAGCGACTGGTTGATTCCTGTACGGATTAGCAATGTAATACGAACCTGATTCGTCCACATTGAAAATTGCTCTCGACACCATTGATTTGCGGAGGGCAACTTCCAGGGTATCTTTCATGTACTTAATACGCCATGTTTCACTGAGCGTAGAAGTACCGATTGTATTAAACATTTTTAAGTTTTAATCTTTTCTAAGCCCACTATTCCGTTGAAACCACTAAGCAACAGATTAAAACTCCACTAAGTTTATTTTTTGGGTGTCCACCTTGCCTCAATAACTTTTTTAAGGTCTTCTTCCTTTTCAGGAACATCGCCTTGATTAAATTTATCAAGCAGGTCTTCACTGCTAACTTTGGAAGCGCCTTTTCTGCTTACAGCCGTGTTAGTGGCGGAGGCAGTAGCTCGTTCTTCCGTTTTCTGCTTCAAAATCGTTTGAACTGTCGGATTCTTTTTGGCTTCGGTGATTGAAATGCCTTTGAACTTGGCAAAATCAACCACTTCCTGCACATCTTCATCGTGAACATCCGATAAGGCTCTAATGTCTTGAAGCGAATACTCTGACTTACTTTCAGTTTTAGGAGCTTCCTCCTTTTCTGCGGGTTTGGTTTTTAATGCCAACTCCGCTTTCTTAGCCCTTTCAAAGAGTTGTTTGTTTTGCTCGGCAAGTTTTTCTTTCTCTTGCTTTAATGCTTCAACATCAACTTCTGGGGCTTCCTCTATTTGCGAGTCGAGGTTCTCTGTCTCGTTTTGAGAGTCGAGCAACTCATTTTGTTTTTCCATATTTGTAAGCGCTTGGTAGCGCAAGTCCTATTTTTTAAGAGGTTGGATTTCCTCAATTTAGTTAATTATAACACTTTTTTAATAATAATTCCACTATTTACCCGACTGTCTGAATAATCTCTTCTGAATTTCGACGACACTCTCGAGTTTTTGTCCTGCCAAAATCCATATCTGACCTGTTTGGAAGTCAATGTGAGCGATTATCATATTCCTCGCTCCTATGTTGACAAAGTTCTCTCTGTCCGGTCTTGATGAGTCATATTCCAAATCGCT